TAGACTCCTATGTAACGGTTACTGTAACTGTACCAACAAATGTCGTTGCCACCAAGTAATTTGGCGTTAACGCAACATCAAAACTGCTTGACCCACCAACTGGGTTCCATCCCCACTGAAGATCCCGTGAACCGCCAGTCAGACTGCCACTAGCGTTAACGCCTGCCGTGACGTAGGTTGTGTCCTTGCGCGGGTTACGCACAGCCTGCGGATCATCCACTGGGTACATACCCAACAACAACTGCGGTTGATCGGGATCAAAACACACATTACAAACAAGCAGATTATAAATCTTTGTCTTCTGAATCTCTTTACGCAATGCCGTTAATTTGAACTGTTGGCCGCACCTATCGCACATGGCGATACTGTTCTTACCAGAAGCAAACCGATTGCCCATTTACGTGCCACTACCAATAAACATTTGCCTCGGAACAAAACGCACCGAAGCCTTCTCACGATCTTCATCAGAAGCCAACTGCCAAGCTTCATCGTACTGTTGTTTCAAGACGGGCAGACGTTCAGCGCCACCTTCAATTTTAAGAGCCAAGTAATAGGCTAAACCTGCCACCATACAGGGCAGGAAGCGGAAAGGCACATCCATCGTGCGTACACCACCACCAGCATCATCAATACGGCGCATGCGCCAGTAAACAAACTGATACGTTGTGCTGTTGTCGGGCGTTGGCCAAACAGTTATAGAGGGTAAATTCTGCGTGAACACAGACACACCTGTTGAGTGGGGTGCCGCAGTTGTGCCGTTCTGCCCACGGAAGCAGTTGTAAAGCACGTTGCCAGAAATGTAGCCGTACTGAATAGTCTCAGACTCGATCAGCAAAAAGCCCGTGGCTGGAAGTCCCGCAGTAGAAGTCAATGTAATCGTAGTGGCCGTAGATAGAATCCCACCGTTCAACGTGGTGCCAATCGAAGAAGTCTGGCCATCCAAACGCTGATACCACACCTGAATAGGGCGGGCTTGTTGCAGTTTGTTGGGGATCGTGGCATAGGTAGAAACACTAATACGCGTAATTGTCAGGTCAGCCTGCGTAGATACGTTCCCCGCGCCCGTGCGAATGACATGCTCAAGTAAATCCACCGTATCTACAGGTAGCGCGTAGTTGTTTAGACCCGGAGTCAGGTTAATCGTCCCCTGCTCAAACGTCCACATGTTGACACCACGGTTTGCCCAATCAGCAAACATCAAATTCAATGAACGACGGGCTGTACGTAAGTCGTAGCCCGTACGCAACTCCGAACCGGCGCGTTCAAACGCTTCCTCAACCAACTCATTAAGGTCAAGGTTAAACGCTGCGGTTCCTGAAGTAGTCATCTAAATCCTGCCGTTTTCTTTGCAATCGTTTTTGGTTGCGCTACGAATTGTTTTCCGGCTTTTTTGCCAGCACGTTTCGCACGCGTTGTCGCAGCGTACTCAGCAGGACTGAGGCTCTTAATCGCAGCGCTAGGAAGGTATCGCTCACCCGTGTCAGAAGATTTTTTACCACTTTTGGTTCTCCATTTTTGGTCGCCCCAATCCTTCAATGATTTTTGGGGCGCTTTCAATCTCGGTAACCCCCGCCTGCCGCCTTGTACTTCTTGGCAACAAGCTGAGCTTTACGCGCTGACCACTGACCTGCACCAGTACCCTGCGTTGCGGCTGACTTTACTTGAGACACGATCTTCTTGCGAAGACTTGGCTTTGTGTAATTGCCAGCCGCATTCACTTTACCGCCTTCAGCGTATTGCGTAAAGTCGGTGTCGTCCCGCCGGGCTTTCTTCTTGCCCTTGGGCATTTTAGAGGGGGCGATGTCCCCCATACCGCGGCTGGCCATCATGATTTAACAGATCTTTCCGCGGGTCTTGCCTTTAGTGGCAATACCGTCAGCGCGAGAAGAAGCAGAACCGCCAGAAGCATAGCCTTTAACTTTACCGCCATGTTTCATGCTCATGTCAGAAACGTCTTTATTCTCTTCGCTGTTTAGGCGCTGAGAACCTTTTGGATAGCCAAAATTGCTAGCAGCAGCTTTGGATTCATCGGGGGTCATCTTCTCACCCATCTCTGGCCCCAACTCTGGTTTAGTTGACACTTTTGATTCGCCACGACGAGTAAGACCACGTTCCTTGTTTAAGAAATCGCGCAGGGACATGCCTGATCTTTCAAGCTCTTCTTTGGTAACAATCGGGTTACCTTTGCGATCTAGTTTACGTGTTTTCATGTCAACTCCTTAGCAGGCTTTGCCGCCCATATTCATCTTGACCATTGATCCTTTGGTTTTGCCTTTTGTGGCAACACCATCGCGGCTGGGGGCGGCTGTTTTAACTTTGCCCATTGCCATACCGCCACCAGCCATTTTCTTAGCAGGAGCGCCTTTTTTCTTGGCCATCATTGCCATGAAGCCGGGATTCATTTTGGAAGCCATAGTATCACCACCTTTAGAAAATTTGCGGCCCTTGTCCGCAGTTGTAAAATCTTTGCCCACAGACTGCGGGACTCCTACTTTCTTAGCAAACGATGGCGAATTTGCAATCGCTGCCATGAAATTGTGTTGCTTCTTACTCGTCGATGGCATTACTTGCCCCCTGCGTACCAGTTAACAAGCTGAACTAAACCTGCGCCTACAACACTACTAGCCCCACCAACAAGCATTAAAACTTTCCAGCCACCACGAGCCTCGGACAAAGTTTTGTCAATAGCCGTCAACGTTGCCTGCATAGACTTCATGTTTTCTAACATCTTATCCATGTCATCTTGCAAATGCCGGATGTCAGACGCATGCGTAGCTAACTCACGGGCGGTTTGAATAGCATCTTCACTCATACCATTCGCCCTTTTGTCTTGCCTTTTGTAGCGCAGCCATCAGCCGCAGTCACATAGCCCCCATCCTTACAGTTCCACGCCCTCAAAGACTTATTGATCCTTGAATCCGGATCGTTGGCTGTCTTCTCGCTTGTCAATTTCTTCTTCATTCCACTCATCCTTGCACAGAAGGAGTCGCGGCGTGAGCCGCCCTCGGGTTGAGGACGTTTCAGTCCCGGTTTCCCGGGGTTTGCCGCGTTGTACGAGGCCCGTCCCTTGGCGTTCAAGCCGCCCTTCTCGGACTTCCCCTCTTTGCGAGTCCATGCTGGAGACTTAGCCATAGAAAACCACTGCCGTAGTTGCAGAACCGGATACAGTCACGTGTAAATCTGTCAGGCAAAGAACACCTTCACCGGGTATCACCACATTAAACGGAGTTCCCGCAGCGACTGTCGCAGTAGAAAATACCACTGTACCGCTTGCGCCGCCATCTCTTATTACCACAGTGCCTGCGGCAGAGCCGGGAGTTACAACAATACCTTTTAAACGGGTTCTACCATCAAAGGCAGTAGCCGTAGTTGATACGTAACTACTCTTTACGTCATATTGCATTGCCATTTTCTTGCTCCGGTTCTGGGGCTTCTAGCCTGTTTATGAGCATCTTGTACGCTTGGATTGTGGCTTGAGCCTGAGTCAAAAAGGTTCGAGCCTTCTGTGCTTCAGTCTCAAGTTCACTAATCTCAGTCTCCAAGAATTCCTTGGTGATCTGCATGTTAAGCCGCGCTAGAGCACATGATGAAGTAAGGCGTGCCGTCTGATGCCACGACTCTCAAAGTCTTAGCAATAGTGGCAGTGCTTGTTACAAACAAAGCTGCGGGGATGTTAAACAAGTTAGGAACAGTGCCTGTACCGCTGTTTGTAAAGCGAATGAATGACGTGTTAGTCCAAGTGCCGCCAGAAGCAAAGTCAGAGTCAGCTTGAATAACTGACAATGTACCGCCGGGGTTTGTGGACGTACCGCCCAAAGTAGCGCGAAGAGCGTTACCTGCGCCAGAGATAGTGCCAGAACCGTTGATGCTCAAGCTAAGGTGAGCACCGTTGATCGTGCCGCCTGTAGCGCCGCCAGCACCCGTTACGCGGGTCAAAGCACGGATAGTCTCACCAGAGCCAGTGGAAGTAAATTCCAAGCGGTTGTACGACAAACGTGTATCGCCAGTAGCGGCTGAAGTTGTAGCGTAGAACTCGGATACGTTGCCGGCAGTTGTTTCTGCAATAGGGCTAGCGGCTGTACCACCGATAAAACCATTGAGGGAAGATACTGGGCCGGAGAATGTGGTTAATGCCATGATTTTTACCTTACATGCAAGTTAGGCGTATCAATCTGCATGTCGTCAGCCGGGACTGTTTGATACACCGGAAGACCCGGATTAAAGGCAATATACACCAAAAGAAAAAGGGGCACAAGGCCCCTTTTAAAATATTTCCAAAGAAATATTAGGTTGAACCGGGTGAACCGAAGACACCCAATGGATCAGACCAGCCGAACGAATAACGCTCACGGGCCTTGTAACGAACGTTACCTGTGTCGAAGTCACCATCCATAGATGTGGACAACGCCATACGCTCGAAGTGCTTCAAGCCGTTAGGTACGTCAGTTGTCAAGAACCAAGCGTTTGTGTCGGTCAAGTAGTGGTTAATTGTGTAACCTTCAGGAATTGAACCGTTGTTCTTCAACGCGTTGATGTCGTTGTCAGCGGTACCAACACGGAGGTTAGTCTCGAGCAAACGAGTAGCAACGAACTGAAGTGCTGGAGGCACGATCAATTTCTTAGGTTTAGCAGCGATCAACAGGCCACGCTCATCAGTCCAAGCGGCGATCTGAATCACAGCGTTTTCCAACGATGTTTCATTCAAGTCAGCATTGGTTGAAGGACGATTGCTGTTAGTACCACCAGACACCAATGGGTGCGCTGTAGAGAACAGAGCAACACCATCACCACCAGCGTAAGCATTGCTGAAACCGTTGTTCAAGACGGATGCAGCTTTAACTTGCTTGGTGTAAGCCATAGCACGAGCCAAGCCCTTGGTGTAGCGAGCAGACAAGCTGTCGTACAAGTTATCTTCAACCGCTTCTTCAGTGATTGAGAAACCCAAGGCAATGGTTTCGTGGTTGTAGCGAGCCGTGAACGCTTCCTGCGCATTGTCATAAGCAATGGCTGAGCCCTCGTTCTTGACTGGAGCAGCAGAGAAGCCAGACAGTTTTGTCTCTTCTTCGAAGCTACGCTCAGATTTCTCTGTTTCGTAGAGTTCTTTGTGCTCTTCGCCGTAGGTAGCGTACTGCAAGCCAAACAAAGCGTTCAAGCCCGGGAGCAGCTCTTTAAGTAGTTGTGCGCGTGAAATAGCCATTTAAATAACTCCTTATGCGCCAGTGGCGGAATAGTAACCGTGCAAGCCTTGGTTCAATTTAACCAAGATTTCAGGATACTGAGTGAACACCACGGTCGATGTGTAAACACCAGAATTCAGTGTGAATGTAGCGGCTTGGTTTAGCACAACAGAAGTTGCGCCTGCGGCGGCTGCGGTATCCACGAAAGAACCTGTCTGTGCAATTTGACCGTTTGTGGTCAACACAGAAACGTCCGTACCAACTGGCAATGCAAAAGGCAAAGCACTGACGGTCAGGGTAGTTGTACCCGTACTGAAAGTAGCTGTACCCAACGAAACTGCCGTATCCGCAACAACACCAACCATACGCAAAGGCAGTGTAGTAGTTACAGGGGTGTTAGTTGGAGCCAAAACTGCGTTCTTGGAATTGCCAGTGTTTGTGTTGCCGGTATTGTCAATAGCTGACAGGTTAGTGCCAATCATTGCCAATGCGCCGGAAGCGACAGTAGTGCCAGAAGAACAAACAACAGCCTTGAACACAGCATCAGGATCATCCAAAACATAGGCTTGGCAGTCACCGGCAGCGGTGTTTGCGGGCCAATATTGCGAGAACTGCTTTTGCTTTGTTACAGGGTTAGTGAATGTGCAACCCAAGAAAATACCGACAGTCTGGTTAAGAGTGTCGCCGGTAGAAACTGTGGCACGTGTGGCAAAGCCACGGGCTAGAACAACAAAATCGCCGTAGAAGATGTCAGTCGCGTAACCGTACTGGATGTTGTACATGCGGGTAGAACCAGCAAATACTTGACCTCCAATTAGATTCTGCGGCAACAGCCCGTACGGAGCTGATACAACGGGATAAGCCATAAAGACTCCTATAAATTATTTAGAACCAGAACCAAATCCTTGTCCGCGACTTGATGTTGACTTGCGGTCAGCAAACAAGGGCATCCGAGGGTCATTATTTCGCATGAAATGATTGTCAACTGAATCCATCTGGTTTTGAGCTTGATTGTTGTAATACTCAGCACGCGCTTGGACGCGTTCCTTGGGAGCCTTGCAAAGCATCAGCCCACCAATTTCCACATTGCCGCTTGCGTTGTTACCAAACAAAGCCAATTCCGGATGATCCACTGCTTTCACCGGCTCATAACCATCGCGCATCTGTAAGGACACGTTGTTGGCTAGTGGCTGACCTAGCACATGAGTCGCTACCCAGCGAAACGTGTAATCTGGATCAGGTGTCGGATCGGGCAGGTTGCTCGGCGGTACGTATACTGCACGAACAGATTTATCGCGTGACTTAGTGTCACGATTTGATCGGTCAATTGTTTCAGCCATTTCAGTTCTCCAGTTTCGCTACTTGTGCAGCATATTGCTGCGGGGTTAAACCAAATTTTTTCGCTAACGCTACTTGCGTTTGAGTTAGCTTAATTTTTCCTGCACTCGTAGAACGAGATACAGAGGCAACCACTGTCGTAGGTCGTTTTTGAACCTCACCAGACCTTGGCTTGTCATTTGTCTGCCCGAATAAATCAGGAAACGTTGACTTCATGCGACCATCAATTTGGTCGAAATATTCAGCAGAGCGGGGATCCACTCCGTTTGTGACTAGTTTTTGATGCAGCCCTAGTGCGTAGCTGGTGTATTCCTCAAACCCTTGCTGTCCGAACCACTGGTTTTTTGCCTGCCAGCGCAGGGTTTTTTCGTCCGGTTCAGCCCTTGAAGGTTGGGCTTGTTGTGTTTGTACCTCAAAATTATCTTCCTGTAAAGGGGTAGGACGATAATTTTTTACTTGCTCTGCACGAATCTTTGCATCCATCACAGCTTCTTGGGCTTCAATGATGGCATCTGTGTCAAACGATTCTTGTGCGGCTTTGAGTCTGCCACGAGCTCTGTCCAACTCACTCTCGGCCTTTGACTTAGCGCCTTCAATGATGGCTTCCTGCCCTGTGTAGACGTTCTGCTTGAGGCGTTTATTCTCTTCAATTAACTGTTGTGCAAGACGCTCAAGCTCTTGCTTCTCGCGCATTGTCGCTTCTTTGACACGGCGCTCGTCGTGACGGGCGTGGGTCAACTCTTTAATACGGTTTTGGACTTTGCCAGAGTAAGACTCGATTTCTTCATCGGTTGGATCTTCAACCTGTCGGTCAAGAGGCTTTTTACCTCTGTCACGTTCAGGCGTGTCGTCTTCGATTTCAATCTCTATTTCGTCTTCGCCTTCTATTTCAAACTCAACGTTTGAGGTCTTTTTGTCCTCGACTTCGTCGGGGAACTTGTACGGTTCAGCCATATTATTCCTTTCAAGCGCGGGTCAGGCCGCGAGGGTCTTGCACAACAGCATCAACTTGGTCGTCGTTGATGAGACGGAACTCCTTGCCAAAGATTTTGAATCTTGTGCCGGAGTAAGTACGTACTAACACGAAGTCTCCCTCTTTACACCATGCTCCGTTGGGAAACTTGGCGGTGTCGTTGTACGCATCGGGGCCAACTTTTAAAACAAACAACACAGTGGTTGCTGTTTCTTCTTGGCGCATGCTCTCAATAGGCCGGACTAAGTCCAGACTTGTACCATCCACTCGTTCAGAGATGTCGGGCACAGCGCAAAGAATCTTCCAACCTGTAGGGATTGGGAGTTGCGTGGCCTTCTGCTCGTCAGTAGCTTCGGGAGCATCCAGAGGCTGGATGGGTTCAGGCAGTGCAAAAGCACCGGGGGAGAGATCAAGATCACTCATTGGATTCTTCAACTTTCTGTGCAAGGTCAATTAAATAACGCTCTGCGAGG